AAAAAGAAGGAAAAGAAGATAAAGTTGGATTTGAAAAGAAATAGCAGCTTGACAAATGTATCAAAGTGTGATACTATTAGATAATAATAATAACGGAGAAATATAATGCAAGATGTGAAAATAATAAGACTCTCTACTGGCGAAGATGTAATCGCTAAAGTAGGCGAGAACGATCAAGGGATTAGTCTAAAAAATCCTTTCGTAATAATACCTCAACAATCAGCACCAGGACAACCAATATCTTTGATGATGTCATTGTACAATGCGTTTGGTAAAAGTGATACCATTACAATTGCAAAAGATAAAATTGTTTTTCAAACTGATCCTAAAGAGGAAATCTTAAAATCTTACGAACAAAATACAAGTAAGATCATAACAACAAAATCAAGTTTAATTACAGAAAACAATATACCTATATTGAAGTGATAACAGTTTACTTTATACGGACAAACAATGAGAAAGTCTGTGTTGAAGTGCCTGAAGGTTCTACTTTAATGCAGGCCGCTAGAGAGGCAGACTTACGAGAAATTCCTGCTGATTGTGGTGGCAATTGTGCTTGTGCTACTTGTCATATACATTTAACTAATGCTTGGTCGCATTTGTTACCTATTAAACAAAATAGTATAGAACAATCATTGTTAGAATATGAAGAAGGTTATATTGAAGGTGTAAGTAGATTGAGTTGTCAAATAAAATTAACAAAAGAATTAAATAACCTAACAGTTAGATTGAGAGATAATGAACTTTTATAAAAGTGTTATAGAACATCACGGCAAACTTCTTGTTAGAGGTATACACGAGGGTAAAGAATTTAAAGAGAAGATTGATTACAAACCTACTCTCTATGTTAAATCACAAAAAGAAAGTGAATTTAAATCACTTACAGGTCAAAATTTAAAACCAATTAATTTTGATAACATTAAAAAAGCAAGAGAATTTAAAAGAACTTATGCGTCAAACAATTCATCTATCTATGGTATGGATCGTTATCAGTATCAATACATTGCAGACAGTTATCCACAAGATGTACAATGGTCAAAAGATCAAATAAAAATATTCACACTTGACATAGAGTGTACTGCTGAAAATGGTTTTCCTGATATAGAAAAAGCAAACGAAGAACTATTAGCAATCACAGTAAAAAATCAATCTAATAAACAAATTATTACCTGGGGTACAGGAGAGTTTAAAACTAATAGATCAGATGTAACTTATATCAAATGTAGAAATGAGAAGTCTTTGATTATGGAGTTTATGAAATTCTGGATGAAAAACTATCCAGATGTTATTACAGGTTGGAATACAAAGTTTTTTGACTTGCCTTATTTGTGTAATAGAATTAAATTATTAACAGATGAGAAAGTTGTAGCAAAACTATCACCTTGGAACATAGTAAGAAGTGAAGAAATATTTGTAAGAGGTAGAGCTCAATTGTATTACGAAGTATATGGTATTGCAATGTTAGATTACCTTGATTTATATACAAAGTTTATACCTGTTAGACAAGAGAGTTACAAGTTAGATCATATCGGTAGAGTAGAATTAAATTTACCTAAAGACGATAACCCTTACGATACATTTAGAGAATGGTATACAAAAGACTATCAATCATTTATTGATTATAACATTAAAGATGTTGAGATCGTTGACCAACTAGAAGACAAATTAAAACTAATTGAATTAATCTTAAATATGGCCTATGAGGCAAAGGTTAATTACCAAGATGTATTTTCACAAGTTAGATTTTGGGATACATTAATCTATAACTTCTTGCGTAAAGATAACATTGTTATTCCACCAAAAGAAGATCATCATAAAGACGAAAAGTATCCTGGTGCATATGTAAAAGACCCATTGGTCGGAATGCACAAATGGATTGTTTCGTTTGACATCAACTCACTATACCCACATTTAATTATGCAGTATAATATTTCTCCAGAAAAAATTATTGGTATGAAAGAAGAAGGTATTAGTGTAGATAAGATGTTGAATAAAACAACGCCTCTAGCATATCTTAAAGAAGAAGGTGCTACTATAACACCTAACGGTGCGTTATTCAAAACTGATAGTGAAGGTTTTTTACCAAAACTATTAGGTAAAATGTATAACGAAAGAGTTACCTATAAGAAACTAATGTTAGAGGCGAAGAAAAAATACAATGAGAAAAAAACTCCTGAATTAAAAAATGAGATTGCAAGATGTCATAACATACAATGGGCAAAGAAGATTGCATTGAATAGTGCTTACGGTGCCATAGGTAACCAGTATTTCAGATACTTTGATGTAAGACAGGCAACAGCAATTACACTTGCAGGTCAATTCGTAATTCGTTTCATTGAACAAAATGTAAACGCATATATGAATAAGATATTAAAATCAGATGAGAAGATAGATTATATTGTTGCGTCTGATACAGATTCAATTTATCTCTCACTAGATAAACTTGTTGAACAAGTATGTAAAGATAAAACAAAAGAACAGACATTGAAATTTATTAACAAAGTTGTTGAAGGTAGAATAGAACCTTTCCTAGAAAAATGTTTTGATGAACTATCAGACTATACTAACGCATTTAAAAACTGTATGGTAATGAAACGAGAAGTAATTGCTGACAAAGGTATATGGACTGCTAAAAAAAGATATATGTTAAATGTATTAGATGAAGAAGGTATTATATTTGATGAACCTAAACTAAAGATTATGGGTATTGAAGCAGTTAAATCATCAACACCACAAGTTTGTAGAGGTAAGATTAAAGAGGCAATCACTATCATTATGAATAAAGAACAAAGCGATCTTCATAAACTTGTTGCAGACTTTAAGAAAGAATTTTTTAGTCTACCTGCTGAAGAAATATCGTTTCCTAGAAGTTGTAATAATCTCAAAAAATATAGAAGTAGTTCCAGTGTATTCATTAAAGGCACACCTATTCACGTGAAAGGTGCTTTGATATATAATCAACAGTTAAAAGAATTAGGTCTACAAAACAAATATCCTTTGATACAAGAAGGTGATAAGATTAAATTTATTAAACTACTAGAGGCAAATCCATTTAAGTTTGATGTAATTAGTTATGTAACTAAACTACCTAAAGAATTTAAGTTAAAAAATTATGTTGACTATGAACTACAATTTCAAAAAACATTCCTTGATCCTATTACATTTATTTTACAACCAATTGGGTGGACACCTGAACCAACAGCAAGTTTAGAATCGTTTTTCTAATGATAGAATTAAGAGTAGTAAATGATGACAACGCTAAACAATATGTTAAAGAAACAATACAACAGTTTCATAGTTATGTACCATCAACTCAATCTGTTGGTAGAAGAATTGATTGGGTTGTTTTTAATGAAGGGAAACCTGTAGGTATGATAGGTATAGGGTCGTCTGTATATCCACCACCAAAAGATATTCTTAACTATGTTAAGATGAAGAAAGATGTATATAAAGATAACTTCAACTCCTTTGCAAACAATTGGCGTTTCTGTATGAGAGAAAAGATTAAGAACGCAGGTACACAGATACTAAAAGAATTAAGAAGACAAGCACCACTACATTGGAAACAAAAGTATAACAATGATTTAAAATATCTTATTACATTTGTTGCAGGTGGTAATAACGGTGCAGTTTATAAAGCAGATAACTGGATTCATTGTGGCGAAACTGCTGGTTTACCTAAACACGAATCAGTATCTATGAAGTGGCACAATAAAGAAGAACTAAAAGAACTGTATGTAAAACCTACAGGCGAAAACAAAAAAATGATTTTTATAAAGAGCGTATGATAACAAATTTTTATATTTTATATTTTACAATCTTTATAGGATTTAAAATAGGTCAAAAAATTGCAATGACAACTATTGATACTAAAACATTTTTTATAATAATATTAGCGATATGGACATTAATAAAAAGTATAGCGTAATATACGCAGACCCACCTTGGTCTTTTAAAACTTATTCTGATAAAGGTAAGGATAGAAGTCCAGAGAATCATTACTCTACAATGAACTTTAAAGACATTTGTAATTTACCTGTAAACAATATTGCTAATGATAATTCAGTTTTATTAATGTGGATTACTGATCCATTGTTAGATAAGGCATTTAAAGTAATAGACGCTTGGGGATTCAAGTACAAGACAGTAGGATTTACTTGGGCAAAAACAAATAGAAAAAAATTAGGATTCTTTACAGGTCTAGGATACTGGACAAGAGGCAATCCTGAAATGTGTTTACTTGCAACTAAAGGTAAACCAAAACGAATCAGTAAATCAGTACCTCAACTAGTAGTAGAACAGCGTAGAGAACATAGTAGAAAACCAGATATAATGTACAATCATATAGAGAACTTATTAGACGGACCATATATAGAATTGTTTGCTAGAACTAAAAGAAAAGGTTGGGACTGTTGGGGAAATCAAACAGATAAATTTTAATTATGCTCTTGACTTTATCAATATTATATGTTATAATGATCTATGCTTTTATAGTATGGTTACTAATGAAATGGAATAATGAAGATATTAAAAGATAATTTACACGACTTCTTTAAGTGGGTCAAAGGTACTGAACTAGTTGAACTAGATGACATAGATGTATCCGAGGATCCTGTTAGACCTGAACTAACTTTAGGTTTTAGAATTACACACGGCAGAAAAATATTTGGATTAAAATATGATAATCAGATTGAAGCAATTATTTGTGTTGCATTTTGTCCTGAAGTACCATATACAGTTAGAGAAATGGATTATATGTCCAGAGTAAAAGACGGTACTATTGCTATTGCATATACAGTTTGGTCTAGGAAACGAGGTGCAGGTAAAGAGATTGTTACAAAACTTAAAGACTGGATAATAAAAAATAAGTGTACAAGACTATTAACTTTATCTCCATTAACACCTATGGCAACTCACTTTCATATTAGAAACGGTGCTAAACAAGTACATATAAATGAAGTAACTCAAAACTTTGAGTATAAATTATGATAGATTATTTAAAAAAATACGCAGACGAAAATGGATTGCCTATTATGGATCAACAATCATTTGAAAAGA